CATCGGCCGACCGGTGGCCCGCGAACGCCAGGACGGCATGACGCTGGAAATCACCCGGCTGTGCAGCATCGCCGGCGGCGACGTCCAGGACAGCGCCGGCAACTGGCATTCGGACGCGGTGTGCTCGTACCTCTACGGCGCGCCGCACGGCGTGCCGTGTTCGCGCAGGGCTACCACCGGCTCGGCACCTACATCCTCGCGTCCGAGCCCGGAACGTCGCTCACGGCCGCCGGCTACCGGCTGGTCGGCGAGGTCAAGGGCCGCAGCTGGAATTGTCAGTCGCGTCCGCGCATCGACAAACATCCGACGCAGAACAAACTGCTTTTTGAGGCGTTGTAAAAATGGCAGACCCGAAACCCGCGCCGCAAGTTCAGCCTCAGGTCCTACCGGCGGAGACCGCTGCAAAGCTGATCATGATCACGCCGCGCCACCTTCGAAGGCTCAGCGCCGACGGCTGGATCCCGAAACCGTACACCGTGCCCGGCGTCGTTCAGGGGTACATCAGGTTTCGCGATGACGCCGACAAACGTAAGACCATGCAGGCGACGCAGAGCCGGGCGAACGAGGCGCGCGCGGCGCAGATGGAATTCAAACTGGCGGCCGAGCAGCGCCACTTCGTGCGCACCGAAATCGCCGCCGGCATGGTGCAGGACGTTTTCGGGCCGCTGCGCTCTGAGCTAGAAGGATTGCCCGCAGCCTTCACGCGCGACCTGGCTGAGCGCAAGCGGCTGGAGGAAATGATTGGCCGAGCGATCAATGCTGCCGCTGACCGAGCTCGCGAAACTGCAGCCGCTCTACGTTCTGACGGAGGCAATATTTCGCCGGCCGCCATCGGTGTCGCCCGACGACTGGGCAAGACAAAACAGGACGCACCATTCCCACGCGGGCGCCCCCGGAAGACGCGACCCCAGCCTAACGCCCTACATCATCCAGCCTGAGCGATCGGTCGCGTCGGGCAAGTATCGCCGCGTCGTCGAGGTGAATTCCGCGCAGTCGGGCAAGACCGAAAGTATCCTCGACCTGATCGGATGGCGGCTCGATCGAAGGCCCTGCCCGATTCTGTACGTCGGCCCGACCAAGCAATTCCTGAATGAGCAGTTTGAGCCGCGCATTGTGGACCTGCTGACCGTTCCGTCACTCGCGGCGAAGACTGCAACCGGCAAGAAATCCACGAAATACCGTAAGGTGGTCGGCGGCGTGCCGTTTCGCCTCGCGCACGCCGGATCGCCGACCGCGCTCAAGTCCGAGCCCATGGGGTTTCTGATCATTGACGAGTATGTCGACATGAAGGGAAAGGGCGAGAACGCGAACCGCGCCGGCGACCCGCTCGCCCTGGCCGAATTCCGCGGCGAGACTTATGCCGATTTTGTCACGCTGATTGTGAGCACGCCGAGCATCGGCGTCGTCGAGAGCGCGGTCGATCCGGTGAACGGGCTCGACCTCTGGATTGGCGACCCGGCCGATATCGAGTGCCCGCAATGGAAATTGTTTGCGGAAGGAACGCGCTACCACTTCGCGTGGGCCTGCGTGAAGTGCGGCCGCTATTTCGTGCCGCGGTTCAAGCTGCTGCATTGGCCGAAGGGCGCGACGCCCTACGAGGCCGAGCGCAACGCCTGGGTCGAATGCCCGCACTGCAGCTATCATCACACCGAGACCGATAAGGGCCTGCTCAACGCGCACGGGCTTTTCGTGGCGCCGGGCCAGCGCATCGAGAAGGGCCAGGTGGTCGGTGAGCCGCCGGATTCATCGACCGACAGTTATTGGACGAGCGGGCTTTGCTCACCCTTCCGCTCGTTCGGTCAGCGCGCCAGCGCGTTCCTGACAGCGGCGCGCTCGGGCGATATGGAAAACCAGAAATCCGTCATCAACCAGGCATTCGCCGAGCTCTGGGCGCCGACCGGTGGTGACCTTCCCGAGCTCGCCGAGGTGAAGGCCCAGTGCATTCCGTACAAGATGCTGGTGCCCGGTGAGGACTTCGCGATGCCAGTCGGGGTTCGCCGCATCACCGCCGGCGTCGACGTGCAAAAGAACCGGCTGGTGGTCGTCATCCGCGGCTGGGGTTTCCGCGGCGAGTCATGGCTGCTCTGGTTCGGTGAGCTGTGGGGCGAAACCGATCAGCCGGAAGTCTGGACCGACCTCGCCGAAATGCTCGAGACGCCGATCGCGGGCCGCCGCGTCGTCCTGGCGCTGATCGACTCAGGGTTCAGGCCGAACAAAAAAGAGGGCGGCGCGGAGTCGATCGTCTACGATTTCTGCAGGCGGCATCAGCAATACGCGCGGCCGTCGAAAGGCGCCGAAACGCTGCGCGCGCCGATTGTGGTCTCGCGCATCGAGGTGGAGCCCGCCGGAAAGCTGCTCAAGTACGGCCTCGACCTGATCCGGGTGAACACCGATTTTGCAAAGCTGTGGGTGCATCAGCGAATCCGCTGGCCGAAGGATCAGCCCGGCGCATTCCATCTGCCCGAGGACGTTCCCGACGAGTATTGCCGCCAACTCATCAGCGAGGCGCGCATGCGCAAGCCGTCGGGCAAGACGCAGTGGATTCAGAAATCGAAGGAAAACCACGGGCTCGATTGCGAGGCGATGGCCTGGGCCGCGGGCTATCGCCTCGGCGTTCATCGCCTGACCGGTGGCGATCGCCGCCCGCGTAATCCGACGCCGGAACCGCCGCCCGGCTCAGCGCCCGCGAATGCTCAGACCGAAGGCCCGGCCGCGCGTCCGATTGCCCGCAAGCGCAAGCGGTGGCAAACAAGGGCCTCGCTTTGAAGGGCTCGCAGCGCCTTGGCCTACACCCAGCTCGATATCGACAACCTTAAACGCGCGATCGCCACCGGCGCCGAGCGCAGCAAGGTGAACGACCGCGACGTGACGTTCCGCAGCCTCAAGGACATGCAGGCGACGCTGGCGATCATGGAGGAGGAGGTGCTGGGCCCGAATGATCGCAAGCCCAAGCGTTACCGCATGGTCACGCGCAAGGGTCTGCGCTGATGGCGGGTGCAATCGCCACGTTTGTTCGGCGCACCCTGGCCACGTTCAACCAGCAGGACGGCGAGGCGCGCGTCATCCCGTATGAGGCCGCCGGTCAGAGCGGCCCGCGCAACGGCCGCTGGCGTGTTCCTGCCGGCGGGCCGAACACCGTTATGGGCGGCTCGCTCTCGACGTTGCGCGCGCGCTCACGCGATGGCCGGCGCAACGACGGCCTGGCCGACACCATCATCGAGGTGCTGGTCGACAACCTGATCGGCACCGGCATCAAGCCGCAATTTCAGACCAAGAACGCGAAGCTGAACGCGCAGCTGGCGCAGCTTTTCCTCGACTGGACGGACGAGGCCGACGCCGACGAAATGGACGACTTTTACGGGCAGCAGGCGATGGCCTTCGGCTCGATGCTCGAGGGCGGCGATTGTTTCGGGCGGCTCAGGGTTCGGCGTCTCGACGATGGCTATTCCGTCCCGCTGCAAATCCAGCTGCTCGAGGGTGAGTTTGTCCCGGAGTGGTGGACGCGGCCCGCGCCCGGCGGCTCGATCCAGCAGGGCATCGAGTTCGATTTCCTGAACCAGCGCCGGGCTTACTGGATGTTCCGCGTGCATCCGGGCGACTGGATGGCGCAGCAGTTTGTTCAGTTCTCGTCGATGATCCCTTATCGGGTTGACGCCGCCGACGTCATGCACCTCGCGCATCGCAAGCGCCCGGGCGCGATCCGCGGCGAGCCGTGGCTTGTTCGCGCGCTGATCAAACTCCACGACCTCGATGAGTACGACGACGCCCAGCTGGTCCGTCAGAAGATCTCGGCCATGTTCGCGGGCTTTGTGAAAAACGTAAACGCTAACCCGTTCGCCGTTGAGCCCGACGATCTGCAGACCGAGGACGGCGGCCAGACGGTCTACCCGTCACTCGACGCCGGCACGCTGCAGAACCTCGACGAAAACGAAGAGATTGAATTCTCGACGCCGCCGAGCCCGGGCGACTCGTTCGAGGCATACATGGCGCATCAGGAGCGCCGCGTCGCGAAGTCGGGCGGGATCATGTACGAGTCGCTAACCGGCGACTTTTCGAAGGTCAACGACCGCACCTATCGCGCCGCGGTCAATGAATTCCGCCGCCGCATCCAGCGCCTGCAGGGCCGTTTCATTTTCCAGTGGTGCCGGCCGGCGATGAACCGCTGGGTGGACCTGGCGATCATGGCTGGCGCGATCACGCTGCCGCGCGGGGTCACCGCCGCCGACGTGAAGCGGGTCAACTGGACGCCGCAGGCGTTCCCGTATCTGAACCCGGTTCAAGATATCCAGGCCAAGCGCGAAGAGGTGCGGTCAGGCTTCAAGAGCCGGCGCCGCACCGTTTCGGAGGCCGGTGACGACGTCGAGCAGACCGACGCCGAAATCGCGAGCGACAACGAGCGCGCCGACAAGGCGGGTCTCGTGTTTGACAGCGACGCTCGCTATACGGACGGCAGCGGGGCTGGCCAACAGTCGCCCCAAGATGAGCCGCCGGCACCGACACCCGGCAACTCTGGAGGCTGAAAATGGACCTGCTGGTCGACGGTGAGCTGATCCTCTTCGGAATTTGCGGCATGACGTTCTGGGGCGATGACGGATTCACGTCGATGGACGTTATCCGCGCGCTCGCGATGGTCCCGAAGGGCTCAAAGCTGAACGTCAGAATCAACAGCCCGGGGGGTTATTCCGATGAGGGCGTCGCGATCTACAACGCGCTGAAGGCCCGGGACGGCGAAACGGTCTGTTACAACGAGGGTCTCGCGGCGTCGGCTGCATCGGTCATTTTCCTTGCCGGCACCCGTTCGGTCATGCGCCCCGGCTCGCTGCTGATGGTTCACCGCGCCTCGACGTTCACGATCGGAAACACCGACGACCACGCGCATGCGATGAACCAACTCTCGGCGACTGACACGGCGCTCGCGGCGCTCTATCAGGCCGAGACCGGTCGCACGCTCGAGGAATGCCAGGCCGATATGGAATCCGAGACGTGGATGACGGCGGCCCAGGCGATCGAGATGGGTTATGCCGACGCCGAAGAGGCGGTGGTCGAGCCCGCCGACGATCCGGCGAACGATGACAACGTTGTGGCCTTCAATTACACGCTTTTCGAGCATGCGCCCGAACGCCTGGTGGCGCTCTCGAACGCGCAAGGATGGTCGACCCGCAAGCCTCGCGCGCTGGCCGTTCCGAGCGCGAAAGACGTCGCAAAGCGTCAGCGCGCAACTGCGCTCGCTATTGATCCGAATGCACGGCCTGCTCTAAGAGAACGAGACCGTGCGTCGAAACCCGGGGAAGACGGCAACATGAATCCAGAGCTCGCAGCCGAAATTTCGACCCTCTGCATCAATGAGGGCGTGCCCGGTCTCATCCCGTCACTGATCGCGCACTGCGCGAAGATGGAACAGGGCCCGGCGATCACGCACTGCAAGGCGCGGGTCACCGACGCGAAGGCGATCAAGACAACGGTCGCGACCGCGCACAAGGCATGGCCGGCGATCAGCGAGAGCATGGCCGACGAGTTCATCGCCGCGGGCACCCCGCTGGCTGAGGCCCGCTCGCAGGTGTTCGCCAAGGTTGAGGCTTTGCAGGCCGCCGGCGGGACGACCGCAAGCCATCATAGCGCCACCGAAACCAATTCGGGCGGCGCCCGCGCGCTCGATCCCAAGGACCTCGACGCGACCACGATTTACGCTCGGCGTGCGAAGGCCCGCGCCCAAATGGGAGTTAACGACTGATGTCGACGGCGACCCTCACCGAAGGCCCCCGCAACTGGGGTTTCGTTCTCAGCGAAGCGCCCGGCACGCTTAGCCGTGAAAACGGCAAGGTAAAATCGGGCCGCAAGCTCGATGCCGGCACGGTCCTTCAGTGGGACGGCGGCGTGGCCGGGACAACGCTCGTGGCGTTCACCGCCGGCTCGCTCGACTCGAACGGCGTGCCCGCCATCGAGCCTGCCGGCATCCTCGGTGCCCACACCGATGCGACCGACGCCGATACCCCGGCTGCGTACATCGCGCGCAATGCCGAGGTGAACCTTAACAATCTGACAATCCCGGCAGAGACCACCGCCGGCGGTCAGAAGGCAGCGACGACGGCCGGGCTCGCGCTGCTCGGCATCATCGCGCGCGGGGAGCTCTGAGCCATGGAACTGAATGTCTTTGACGGCGACGGGTTCAGCCTCCAGCAGCTCACGGCGGCGATCAACCGCCTGCCGGAAGTCCCGACCAAGCTCGGCGCCCTCGGGGTGTTCGAGGAGTCGGGCGTCACGACCACGCGCGTCTCGATCGAAAAGCGCGACGAGGGTCTGACCCTGGTCGCAACGACCCCGCGCGGCGGCCCCGGCGAAACGGTCGGGGGCGAGAGCCGGAACAAGGTTCCGATTGATATTCCGCATTTCCAGCGTGACGACGCGGTCATGGCTGACGAGGTGCAGAACGTGCGGGCCTTCGGGACCGAGAACGTCCTCGAGACGCTGCAGAGCCGCGTCGACCTGAAGCTGGCGCGCCACACCCGTTCCTTCGATTTCACGCTCGAGTTTATGCGCCTCGGCGCAGCGGCCGGCGTCATCTACGACAAGGACGGAAACATCATCCTCGACTGCTTCGACCGGTTCAAAATCGCGCGCAACGCGACGGTCGATTTTGTGCTCGGCACGGCCGGGACCGACGTTCGCGGCAAGTGCGCGAAGGTGATGGACAACATTGAGGACGGGCTCGAGGGCGAAGTGATGCCGCGGGTCTATGGCCTGGCCGGCGACACGTTTTACGAGAAGCTGGTGACGCACGCGACCGTGGTTGCGACCTATGCGAACTGGCCGGCGGCTGCCGCTCTCCGGGGCGACCCGCGCCTGCCGTTCGAGTTCGGTGGCATCAGCTGGATTCGCTACCACACCCGCCCGAAGGCCCAGAAGGCTATCGGGAATAAGCCCCTGATTGCGGCGAACGGCGTTCGGTTTATCGCCGGCGGCGTGCCGGGGCTGTTTGTCACGAACTTTGCGCCGGCCGATTACGAGGAGACCGTGAACACGGTCGGCCTTCCGCGCTATGCGAGGCAGTTCCCCATGCCGAACGGCAAGGGCCGCCACCTCGAGGCGCAGACGAACGCGATCTGCTACTGCACCCGCCCCGAGGCGCTGCAGGACGGCTTCACCTCAAACTGAACACCTGAAGATCCACCGAAGGGCGGCGCCACGACCCGGGCCGCCCGAACCCAAACGGAAAAGAGAACGGCGCCGCCTTTTCAGGGGCGCCGTTTTCGTATTTGGTCCGGTCCATGCTTTTCCCGCAGTGGTCGATACCCCCGAACCTTTGGCGCGATCGCCCGGCCGTCATTCTCGGCGGCGGCCCATCGCTGAAGGGGTTTGACCTGAGCCGCATTCCTGAGCGCGCAGCGGTGGTGGCGGTGAACAACGCCTATCAGCTCAGGCCCGATGCCGACCTGCTCTATTGGGCCGACCCGTCATGGCTGACCGATCATCGCGAGCGGCTGCCGAAGACGTGGCGCGGCGGTCGATGCCTGACGCGGGGCGAGCCTCAGGTGCTCGAGCCGCCGATTTCCATCTGCCGGATTCTGTGGGACGAGCACTCGGCGCTCAGCACCGACCCGCGCGCGGTGGCCGGTCACGACTCCGGGTCGAATGCGATCAATGCCGCCTGGCTGGCGGGGGCCGACCCGATCGTGCTGCTGGGGTTCGAGGGGAGGGCGTGCGGGAACTGG